CCAGAATTCATTTTGATATCTTTTTTAAACAAGAGAGAAGATCAACTTGTAAAAGATCAGAAAAAAACCTATCCGGACAAGTACAATATAGAATTTGTAGGAGATAATCCCTATGGCCGCAGTCCCGGCAATGACCTAGAGTTTACTCCAGAAAGTCAAGGCGGAACTGAAAAACCCAAACGTGCTGGAGACATCTACGACGAAGCCAGCGGAAAAATTATTAGGGGAAAAATGTCTATTAACCCTAAAGAAAAATCTCTCCAATTCAGTCAAGATACCAGCATCACAAACATCATCGATCAAGTGGTTCTTAGCACCAGGGAAGCTAGAGATCGAGCAACCAACGAAGCATTAATTGACAGTCAAGGTAGAGTAACTTGGTGGAAAACCAATGTTGATGTAAAACTATTAGACCTTGATCCCAAACTTAAGGATTTTTCTAAAGAAATTACTTTTAGAGTGCAGCCTTATAAAATACATCACAGTGCTTACCTGTCGCCAGAAGCCACAAGTAAAGGAATAGCAGCCTGCAAAAGTGCCGCACAAAAAGAATATAATTACATTTATACAGGCCTAAACACAGATATTATTAAATTCAACATTGACATTAAAAATATGATGTTCACTGCCATTGATCCCAACAAGGTTGAAGATTCGGGAGGTGTAAAAAATAATTCTATAAACACATCTCGGCCCAGCCCCACACTAACCAGTAAACAGGCCGAAGGAGCCGCAGCTCCGTCGGTAGGAGGAGGTGCTGCTTCTGCAAAATTTGATATGGCCACGGGAAATATTCCGTTCAAAGGCGGGTCAGGTCAAACCAGTACCGAACAAAAAATTGCCAATGAATTTTATATGGCCTATCTCAACAGTGTAGGAAATCAAATAAATCTAGATTTAGAAATTTTAGGCGATCCCTATTTCCTTCCTGAAGTTGGATATAGTAATTTTCACAGTGACAGTGATGATCAAGTAACTGAAAATGGAACCATGAATCACGAAGCTACAGATATTTGGGTGGTGGTAAATTTTAGAACTCCTGCAGACCCAGATGCTGGAGGTGCAGCTGCCGCCAATCCCGGCGGCTATTATTTTCCCGAAGGTCAAAGTCCCAGTCCGTTTAGTGGATTGTTTAAGGTCACAAAAGCAGAAGCTAGATTTAAAGGCAATTTATTCACACAGGTAATATCAGGTTTTAGAATACCTGCTCAAGATCAAAGCGGAAGCGGAGATGTATTCCCAACAAAAACAGATAAACCGGAACGAGATACCGGAACGTACTTAAACGCTCCGGGAGCATAATATGATTGAAAAAAGAGAAGACCAACGAGAAAATTCACAAGGTAGTCTTACCGGCGCCCCTTATTTGGCTAAAATTATAGGCCATGCAGATCTATTGTTTCAAGGCGGCCTTGAAGTTGTGCTTATTAGAGATTCTGGAAACCAAGTAGGTAATGAAAGCCAAACATATTTTGTAAAATATGCCAGTCCTTTTTATGGGTGTACACCTTTTGAGTTTACTGGACAAAATGTCACAGCAGATGATTCTCAGATGAGTTATGGATTCTGGGGTGTTCCTCCTGACACTGGCGTAACCGGTATTGTGCTTTTCATAGACGGAAAACCAGATCAAGGATATTGGATAGGAAATGTACAAGATAAATTTCAAAATCACATGGTGCCTGCTATCGGCGGAACAAAAAATTATGAAACAGACGAAGACTACCAGCAGGAAGAACATCCGCTGCCAGTTGTCGAACACAATAGAAAAGCCAATGAAGGCGACAAGAATTTAGAAATTGATAAAATACCTAGAGCTGTACATCCTATTGCTAGACGATTTAAAATTCAGGGGCTAACTAGAGATGAAGTAAGGGGCACCAGCACTTCTACGTCAAGACGAGATGTGCCAAACATGGTGTTTGGAATGAGCAGTCCTGGTCCTGTAGACAGAAACGGCAAGAAAAAGTTTTTGGGAAATAGAGAAAGTCCTACTCCAGCACCGGTTCCGGTTCAAAGACTGGGCGGCACACATTTTGTTATGGATGACGGTGATGACAGATACTATAGAGAAACTAAGCCCAGTGACGGAGCTCCTACCTATGTAAAAAATCCTGAAGGTCTAAAAGATATTCCCTACAACGAACATTTTAGAATTAGGACTAGGACAGGACATCAATTGTTATTTCACAATTCTGAAGATTTAATTTACATTGGAAACAGTAGAGGCACAGCCTGGATTGAATTTACCAGCGACGGTAAAATTGACATTTATGCTGAGGACAGTATCAATATCAGAACCAAACAAGATTTTAATTTTGTTGCTGACAGAGATATTAATATAGAAGCAGGACGTAATTTTAATCTCAAAGTAAACGGAGAAATGCACACTCACGTAGTTAAAGATCATATTTTAATTGTAGATGCTAATCAAAAGATCCATATTAAAGACGCAGTAGATATTACATATGACACTACATACACGCATCATGTGGTAGGTGATGTTAATGTTTTATTTGATGCTAATTATTTGCATCGTGTAAAAAGTAATGTGGACTGGATGTACGATGCCAATTGGAAACACAAGGTAACAGGTCAAGTAGATTGGAGCTTCCAACAAGGTCTTAATTGGGATGTTGGCGGAGGATCAGGCGGTGGCGCCACTGTAAACTCTACTATTTTTGGAAGTGAAATTGTTAAAAGAACAGGCAATGTTGATTATACTGTGGTTGGAAATAGAAAACTTACTACTACTGGTAACTTAGACATTAACACAGGCGGCAACAATAATCTTACAGCTGGTGCCTCAACTAACATTCTTAGTGGCGGAAATCATATAGAAACAGCTAGTACCATTCATATGAACGGTCCGACAGCCGCTACGGCCGCTACAGGCGCTGCACCAGGCGGCGCCGCCACTGCTTCTGAAGCATCAGAAGCAGTACTACCAAAAATATTAAAGACTCATAGTCTTCCTGATCTTCCAGCACCCAACGAAGATGATGTAGACAAATCAGTTATAGTAAGAAGAATGCCCACAGCTGAGCCATATCCCTTCCACGAAAATCTAGACGCTACAAAAGTCAAACCGGATCTAACAGATCGCGACGTAGATGGTCGCTATGAAGGCGAAAGTACCAGTATGCGAACACCACCTGGTGACTGGCGCAAATACAAAAAACCAAGCGATACTCCTTTCTAAGGAAATAAATTATGGCAAAAATATACACCAACAAAGTCATTGCAAAAAACAAAGCCAGTATAGGAAATGCCAATGCTGGCAACTTTCGATACAGAGGATTTAGTTCTAAAGAATTCAAACGAAACTACAAGTTATACGATGCAGAATTGATCAAACAAGATCTCATCAACCATTTCTACATTAGAAAGGGTGAAAAACTAGAAAATCCTAAATTTGGAACAATTATCTGGGATACATTATTTGAAAATTTTACCCCAGAAATAAAAGCAGCCATTGCCAAAGATGTTGAAGAAATTATTAATTTTGACAAACGTATAAAAGTAAACTCGGTGTCCATAGACAGCACACAACAGGGTATACGTATAGAAGCAGAAATAGTGATACTTCCATTTGATATTACTGACACCCTGCGTTTGAATTTTGATAGAGATAACACAATAACATAAAATGCGCATTTTATTTTTACAATAAATATCAGTATAGGGAAAGAAAATGACAACTACGTCTCGACAGAACAATTTAATTTTAAACCAGGACTGGAAAAGAATTTATCAGACCTTTAAAAATGCTGACTTTAAAAGCTATGATTTTGAAAATCTGCGTAGAGTTATTATTACCTATCTTCGTGAAAATTACCCAGAAGATTTCAACGATTACATCGAAAGTTCGGAATATCTAGCACTGATAGATGCAGTTGCATTTTTAGGACAGAGTTTAGCCTTCCGTACAGATCTAGCCAGTAGAGAAAACTTTTTAGAACTAGCTGAAACTAAAGAATCTGTTCTGAGACTATCACGCCTGATTTCTTATAACAGCAGAAGAAATATTCCTGCACAGGGATTAATTAAATTTGACACAGTGTCTACTACAGAAGGTGTATTAGACAGTAACAACAAGAATCTGGCCAGCCAAACAATTATCTGGAATGACCCTACTAATTCAAATTGGCTAGAGCAATTTATTCTAGTTATGAATTCTGCAATGGCAGACAACACTGAATTTGGTCGTAGCCAAGGCACAGACACAATTCAAGGAATTGATTCACAGCAGTATAGATTTAGATCTAATTTTACGGATGTGCCAATTTTTAACTTTGAAAAAATAGTAGCCAGTAGAAAGATGCCGTTTGAACTGGTAAGTACCAGCTTTATTGGCGCAGAAGATTATTATGAAGAACCTCCTATTCCGGGTAGTCAGTTAGGATTTATCTATAGACAAGACGGCAAAGGCAGTGCCAGTGCTAACACTGGATTCTTTATGCTATTGAAACAGGGAAGTCTAGAATTAACTGATTTCAGCGTTGATGTTCCAACTACCAATGAAGTGGTGTCTGTTGACGTCACAGGAATAAATGATTCAGACGTTTGGTTGTTTGCCACAAATTCAGACGGCACACAGGCATCTGAATGGACCAAAGTCAGCAGCATCACAGGCAGCAATATTGCTTATAACAGTATCAATTCAAACATAAGAAACATCTATAGTGTGATTACCAAAGAAGATGACAAAATTGATTTGGTGTTTGCAGACGGCACTTACGGCAACTTGCCTCAAGGAGCTTTCAAAGCATATTATAGAGTCAGTAACGGTCTAAGCTACACAGTTAGTCCTGCTGAAATGCGAGCAATTAATATCTCTGTGCCTTATATAAACAAAGCAGGCGTAAGACACGATTTATTGATCAGTTGTAGTTTGAAATATACCATTAGCACTGCAACAGCCTCTGAAGACATTGACAGTATTAAAGCTCGTGCTCCTGCAATTTATTACACACAGAATCGCATGATCACCGGAGAAGATTATAATCTAGCCCCGTTGTCTAGCAGTCAAGATATTTTAAAAGTTAAAGCCATTAACCGAACCAGCAGTGGCATCAGTAGAAATTTTGATGTAATTGATGCCAGCGGAAAATATTCAAGTGTAAATGTTTTTGCCGATGACGGTGTGATATACAAAGAACAAACAGAAAGAACAGAATCTTTCAAGTATACTAATAGAATTAATATTATAAATTACATTAGAAACAACATAGAACCCTTGTTAACCAACACAGATGTTTATAATTTTTATCTAACAAATTTTACAAAAATACAATTTACAGATTCAAATACACTTTGGACACAGACCACTAACGATGTAAATTCGTCCACCGGCTATTTTGTCAACAACGTAGATCAGTCATTGTTCAAGGTTGGTACATATACTACAAACTCTTTGAAATATGTGTTTGCAGGAGCACTGATTAAATTTGAACCCCCAGCCGGTAAGGCCTTTAAAAAGGGCGCAATTGTTAACATCAGTGCAACAGATGTAGAACAGACAGATAGAATTTGGGTTAAAGTTGTTAAAATCACAGGAGACGGGACCAATGCCGGTCGCGGAGCACTGGCCAATGGACTTGGACCTATAGTGTTTAATGATGTTGTTCCTACAGGAGCAATTGCAACACGCATTGTTCCTAGATTCATCAACAACTTGCCAACGGCTCTAGAAAATGAAATAACCAATCTTATCAGTTTGAATGTGAATTTTGGTCTACGTTATGAATCCATAGAAAGTTCTTGGAAAATTATTACATCTGCAAACATTGATCTATTAAATGATTTCAGTCTAGGTCGTGCTGGAGACACTACTAACAGTAATCTAGACACTGCCTGGATTATAGCGTTTGTTAGACAAGCAGACAGTTACAATGTAAGAATTAGAGGACTAGATTATGTTTTTAGAAGTCTAGAACAGAACAGATTTTATTTTGATGTAAATCAAAAAACCTTTGATAGAAAAACTGGAAAAGCAGTTAAAGACAAAGTTAACATTCTTGGCATCAATGCCGACAATGGTTTGATTACTGCATTGAAAAATGACAAAACATTTGAAGTCAGTGATGTAATTAAATTTGAAGATGGGTATCAAAGCGCCAATGAAATAAAGTTATCGTTTGCTGACAGTGACGATGACGGTGTTATTGACAATCCTGATTCATTTGAACAGATAGTTGGTCAAGATCTAGATCTAAAATACTTGTTTTTTTATAAAACAACAGATGCTTCTGGATATACAACATATTCTTATGTTGATAACAGTAATGATACTATTCTAATTAGACAAACTGAAAGTAATATTATTATTTCTGATTATGCTAACGGACAATTAATTTATTTTTATGCCAGTAATGAAAATAGAATAAAGCGTGTTGATCTAAGTACAAACACTTTGATAATTGAATCTGATTATAAGGCAGTGATAGGTCGAGCCAATCTCAAATTTCAATATATTCATAATGCAAACATTGATCGAAGAATAGATCCCAGTGTAAGTAATATAATGGATATTTTTCTTTTAACAAGAACCTACGATACCGAATTTAGAAAGTATATATCAGGAGCTATCCCCCAACCTGAAGTACCAACCAGTGACGCATTGAGAATAGCGTTTGGTAAACAGTTGAATTTAATTAAATCTATTAGTGATGAATTAATTTATCATCCTGTAAATTACAAAATTTTATTCGGTAGTACAGCTGATCCTAAATTGCAGGCACAATTTAAAGTGGTTAAAAATCCGTATAAAACAATCAACGACAATGATCTAAAGGTGAGAATAGTCTCAGCAATCAACAGCTTCTTTGATATTAATAATTGGGATTTCGGAGATAGATTTTATCTAGGTGAATTAATTACATACATTACCAATGAAGTTGCTCCGGATGTCAGTAATCTTGTGATTGTACCTAGACAACCAGATCAATCATTTGGTAGTTTATTTGAAATACAAAGTCAACCAGAAGAAATTTTTATTAGCGGTGCAACCGTAGACGATATAGTAATTGTCACCGCAATTACCGCGGTTGAAATACGTGCAGAAGTGGCATCTATAGTAAACTCAACACAATAAGATTATGGCAAAAGATATTTTCCCTCAAAGTCAGTTACCTATTCGCAGAACTGTAGAACTTCTCCCAGAAGTCTTTCAAACCGAAACCAATGCAAAATTTATGTCTGCAGTGGTTGATCCGTTGGTTCAACCTGGTACATTATCTAAAACAGTTGGTTATGTAGGTCGTAGATATGGTAAAACTTATAATGGTTCGGATGTATATCTGGACACAGATACAACCCTTAGAAGTAGATATCAACTAGAACCAGGTGTCACAGTCAAAGAAAAAGATAAAGTAGAAAATTTTTATGATTATATTGATTTTAAAAATCAATTGAAGTTTTTTGGTAACAATCTAGAAAGAGATGATTTAATTACAGATCAGGATCATTATTCTTGGACTCCGCCAATTGACTGGGACAAGTTTGTAAATTTCCGTGAATACTACTGGGTACCAGATGGTCCCCCGCCTGTTACTATATTTGGTCAACGGCAGGCTATAACCAGTACATATAGAGTAAGATTAGGAGTAGGTTCATCATGGATATTTTTTCCGGATGGCCTATCGTTAAATCCTACCCTCACACTATATAGAGGACAAACATACAAGTTTCAAGTCAATGCACCGGGCGAAGGGTTTGTTATTAAAACAGCCTATGATACTGGGTCATTGATTTACAAACCCTACCTACCATATCAACAAGGTCAATTTGCTGTATTCAACAACAAGTTATGGAAAGCCAAAACTTTTATTGCGGTCACTGATGGCAGCACCATAGATGAAGATAGTCAAGACTGGGAGTATGTCGAAGACGCTAGTCAGGCTACTGCATTGGATTATAATATAGGAATCACCGGACAAGGAGCAACCAACGGCACATTAACTTTTACTGTACCGTTTGATGCACCCGATGTGCTGTTTTATCAAAGTAGCACAGACATTGATAGATTCGGCAGATTCATTATTGCAGACATTGAATCAAATACCAAAATTGATATCACTAATGAAGTTATCGGTAAAACCACATATGTTAGTAGCAACGGCATTACGTTTACTAACGGTATGAAAGTTCGATTTTCTGGTTTAGTAATACCTACAAAATATTCCACAGACACCTGGATAATAGAGGGTGTTGGAGAATCTATTAAATTAATAAGATTTCAAGATTTATCCCCTCCGACTCTTAGTACATCGAGTTTAGAAGTATTGTTTGACGACGGCGGATTCGACACAGAGCCCTTCGATGATGCAGCTACATATCCAGAATCAAAAGACTATATTACAATTAATAGAGCCAGCCAAGATTCAAATCCTTGGAGCAGATACAACAGATGGTTTCATAGATCAGTTCTAGAACAGGCACATAGCTTTAACAATAGCGAGTTTGATTCGATCGAAACAGCTCGAGCCAAGAGACCTATTATTGAATTTTCTTCAAATCTGCAGTTATTCAATCATGGTAGTCTAGCAAAAACTCCAGTTGATTTTATTGACACTTTTACCGCCGATGTATTTTCAACCATAGAAGGCAGCCTTGGTTACAACGTTGACGGTGAAGAATTATTTAATGGTGCTAGATTATTGGTCACAGCAGATACCGATACATTAGCCAACAATAGAATTTACACAGTAAATTTTATAACTCATAATAATCGCAGACAAATTAATTTGGTAGAAACTACTGACGCAAATTCTACCATCGGTGACGGAGTGTTTGTTAGACGAGGTCTACTAAACAAAGGAATAATGTACCACTTTAACGGTACATCTTGGGTGCCTAGTCAAAAGAAAACAGCAGTAAATCAAAGTCCGTTATTTGATGTATTCGACGATAACGGTGTTAGTTACGGAGACATGGATACATATCCTGTTAGCAGCTTCTTAGGAACCAAACTAGTAAGTTATAAAGTTGGAAACAGTATTGTTGATACTGAATTAGGATTTAGCTTAAGTTACCTAAATATCAACAATGTAGGAGATATTGAATTTAATTTTGACTGGGAGATAGATTCATTTGATTATCATTCTAGTAAAGAAGTATTTTTTAAAACCATAAGACAGGGATATTATAAATTTAATAATACAGGAAGTTATGCTAACGGATGGATTAAAACCGACCGAGACTATCTACAACCAATAATTTATAGCACCACGGTAACCGAAGCTTCAACACAAATTGTCAGCGATGGAATCAAATGGGCAAATGTCCAAGACAGTGAAATTTCTAAAATTTTAATCTACATCAATGGAATAAAATATTCTGGAAACTACACTAGAAATCAGAATATTTTTACGTTTCCTGACAGTCTTAAAATAAATGACATTGTTACCGTTAAAGTTTTTGCAGATGCAGATCCCGATCTAGGATATTATGAGATTCCGGTAGGACTTGAAAAAAATCCCTTAAACGATGAAGTAAAAACATTTACTCTAGGACAGGCTGTTGATCATGTTTCAACAGCAGTAGATCTATTCGATCAATTCAGTGGGTCATATCCAGGATTAAGTAATCTAAGAGATATCACAGGTTATCAAAATCTTTCAAGAAGATTTTTAAAACACTCGGGAATTACACCCACAGCAATAATGTTACTGTGCGATAAACACGTAAACATTATTAAATCTATCCAGTACGCAAAAAAATCTTACACAGAATTTAAAAATAACTTTATTAAATTTGCTGAAACTGCCACATACAATCTAGATCCTGTTGAATTTGTTGATGAAATTTTGGCCATTATGTCCAAAGTTAAAACGCAAAAAGATGCGTTTGCAGATTCTGATATGGTAGGCAGCGGCGCATACAATCTTAAAGAATACGTTGTAGAAGATACTGGAATTATTACCTTTGCATTGAGTCAAAAATTTAATTTAACCGAATTAAGTAGAACCGCAGTTTATATCTATATAAACAATGTGCAGTTGATTCACGGTGTTGATTATACATTTAATGATACGTTTGGATTTGTTAGTATATCCAAAACACTAACAGAAGGGGATGTTATTCAAATAAAAGAATATGTTTCTTCAAGTTTCTGTTTTATTCCGCCAACCCCTTCAAAGTTGGGGTTATATAAAACTTACATACCGTCTTTGTTTTTAGATGATACCTACGTAACTCCTATTAATGTCATTCAAGGTCACGATGGTAGTATCACAGTAGCCTACGGTGATTTTAGAGATGATGTATTATTAGAATTAGAAAAACGCATCTACAACAACATCAAACAAGAATATACAGAAGAGTTGTTTAGCCAAGATAATATTCTTGGAGGATACTACGGATCATCTACATATACTAAACAAGAATTAGACAGCGTGATCAGTTCTGAATTTCTAAGATGGTTTTCTGAAACAAATGTAGATTATCTAACTAACACCTTTTTTGACAGTGAAGATTCTTTTACCTACACTTATTCAAATATGGGAGACCCGACCGGTCAGTTAAATTTGCCCGGATGGTGGAGAGGAGTTTATACTTGGTTATACGATACTGATAGACCACATCGTTGTCCCTGGGAAATGTTGGGATTTAGTCAACAACCTAGTTGGTGGGAAGACCAATACGGAGCAGCCCCATATACAAGTAATAATTTACTATTGTGGGAAGATCTAGCTGGCGGCATAATTCGTCAAGGATCTCGTGCAGGAATTTATGATAGATATAAAAGAGCTACACTACTAAATCATATTCCTGTAGACGGTGACGGCAACCTGTTAAGCCCATTTGATTCTGGAGCAGCTACTAATTTTGTTTTGTACAACAACAAAGGAACATTTAAATTTGGCGACCAAGCCCCAGTAGAATATGCATGGCGCAGTAGCAGCGACTATCCATTTGTTATTATACTGGCTCTATGTCTAATGAGACCTTACGAATTTATCATTGAAACTTTTGATAAATCTAGAATAAAAGTCAACAAAATTGGCCAGACGGTTAATAAAAATACAAATTTATTTTTTAAAAATTCAGACATTATTATTCCAACATCTGGAGGCAATCAAACTTCCGGCCTTGTAAATTATGTTGTAGATTACTTAAGATCGAGAGGATTAACTGAATCAGTTCTGCAAAAGAAAGTAGACAATTTAGATGTTAATTTGTCCACAAGATTAAGTGGATTTGTAGATCAAAGTCAACAAAAATATATTTTAGATAGTAAGAATCCCAGCGCCAGTACTAGCAATATTTTTCTTCCTCAAGAAAATTATGACATTAATTTTAATATTAGCTCACCAATTTCTAGCCCAAGTTACAGTGCATTGGTAATTGAAAAATTAGCCAGCGGCTTCAAACTTTTTGGTTATGACATCAGCGAACCTTATTTTAAATATTTTGAAGCTGTCAAAAGCGCCAATGATCCTTTGCTGTCAGTTGGCGGCGTGAGTGAAAATTTTATCGATTGGGAAGCCAACAAGATTTTTGGTAATGGAACAATAATTAGAGTATCTGATATTTTTTACAGATGTATTAAATCACACACAAGTGGCATAGAATTTGACGCACAATTTTGGCAAAGAATCGCAAAATTACCGTTAGTAGGTGCAGTAGAAGTTTTTAGAAGAAGAACGGTAAACAGTGCCGCAGTAAATGAATTACCTTACGGCACAGTATTTGCATCTCTACAAGACATAGCAGATTTTATTATAGGTTATGATGCATATTTGCAATCACAGGGATTTGAGTTTACTGGCTACGACGGAAATCTAGAATCAGCTAAAGATTGGATAACGTCAATTAAAGAATTATTGTTTTGGTCCAAGCATAAATGGGCCGAAAGTTCATTAATCACGTTAAGTCCCGCTGCTGCAAAAATTGAGTTGAACATTGATATTGGTGTTGCAGACAATCTTCTTGATAGCTTTTATGATTATAATATTTTAAAAGTTGATGGAACTATTCTTCCTGTGGAATTTATTAATGTAAACAGAGAGTTTAAAAAATTAACAGTAGATGTTGTCAACGACTCCGACGGCATATACTTCTTTAGATGTTATTTTGTTTTAAAAGAACATGTAACAATTTTTGATGATCGCACAGTGTTCAATGATGTTATCTATGACAAACCAACCGGCTATCGTCAAGAGCGTATCAAGAGTCGCGGATTCCGCACAGTAGACTGGGACGGTGATTATACTAGTCCTGGATTCTTGTTTGACAACGTTAATATACAGATCTGGCAACCTTTTACTGATTATAAACTAGGTGACATTGTCAATTACAAATCTTACAATTGGACTAGTCTAGTAAATCAACAAGGATCAGACCAATTCAAAGACAGCAATTGGACCAAATTAGACACAACTCCTGCTAAAGGCCTGATCAGCAATTTTGATGTTAGAGTCAGCCAGTTTGAAGATTATTACAACGTGGATGCTGACGGTGCAGGTGCTAGTCAGCGTGAGCTAGCAAGACACCTTATAGGATATCAAACTAGAGAATATTTGCAGAATCTTGCAGAAGATAATGTCACGCAATTTAAATTGTATCAAGGTTTCATTAGAGAGAAAGGTACAGCTAACGCTGTGGTCAAAGTTTTTGACAAGCTCAGCAGAATCACTGCCGACAGCATTGTGCTAGATGAAGAATGGGCATTTAATGTTGGTAGATTGGGAGGTCTAGATCAACTTAATGAAATAGAATTTGAAATTGTTAAAGACAATCTGTTGGTAAATCCACAGGCCATAGTTGTTACAAATGGACCAATTGATAAAAATTCATTAGACAAATATCTAAGAGTAAATCAAACTAACTTTACTAGGTCTCTAATTCCTTACAGTGTTAATATCAATCCTTTGACCAAGTATCAAGGAATTACAAGAAATGCTGGATATGTAAAAACAGATCAAATAGAATTATTTGTAAAATCAAGAGAAGAAATATTATCACTAGATATTTCATCTCTAGTTGAAAATTCTCACATATGGGTTACTTTCGATAATGCATCTTGGACAGTTTTGAGATTTAATCTCTCTACTGCTCTAACAATTGAAGACATCGTCAAAAATTCCGGCACAAACATAGTCACTGTTACTGTAAGTCAAAAACACGGACTTGCTGTGGATGAAATTGTAGGCATAAAAGACATTGAAAATTTTACTGGATTTTACAAAGTTGTAGCTGTCACTGATTATACCTTTGCTGTTCAAGCTGCCGCTGGACCTACGCCAGCTGCTCCAGACATCAGTTCCATACAATACAACATATATCTGTTGACTCAATCTCGATTTAATTCTTATCAGGATATTGGAGATCAAACCGCTGCCCTGTTAAAGCAAGGGTCAAAATTATGGATCGACAATGCCGACGCAACAGTGGGCAATTGGGAAGTTGTTGAAAAACAAAGACTGTACGCTGAAAAAATCATTACTAATTTTGGTGCCACGGATCCTAGAAATACAGGAAGAGCTGTGGTATATGCTGCCAACCTTAAACAGGTTATCACAGGTATACCATCTGCCAACTCCGTAATGGTGTACTCGGAAACTGCTACAGGTTTATCTGTAAAAGAAATACTACAGCCAGAGACCGGATTTACAAATACAACGGCAAATAGTTTTGGAGATGCTATTGCTATTAGTCCTGATAATGTTTGGTTGGCAGTAGGAGCTCCCTTAGCTTCCGGAGTACCTAGTAGATTCAAAGGAATTTACGAAGACACTTACTCGTACATTGCCGGCGATATAGTGTTGCAAAATGGAAAATTATGGGAAGCCACTAACGATCAACAACCTGGTGATGGCAGCACCAACACTCTCAACACGTTGTCTGAAGATTTTAGAAATGACGATTGGAAACTTGTTGATATAGTCTATGCCAATGCATCAGGATCTCTAGGACCAGTAAATCAAGGTTTAGTGATTCTGTACAAACGAAAAAATAATGCATGGGAATTGCAACATACAATTCTTAGTCCCCGAATTGAAGCGAATGAAAAATTTGGATTCAGCATATCTATTGGAGTTTCTGGAGCAAATTACTACATGTCGATCTCTGCTCCAGGATCTCTCAATAATCTAGGCAGGGTATATCTTTACAAATACACAGGTACAACAGCAGGATCAACTACACAGATTCTTACATTTAATGGCACTAGTGCTGTAAATTATGTAGTGAATACAATTACATTTTCAAGAAATCATAATTATGTCACCGGTCAACTTGTAAGATATCTCAATGGCACATATGCCGGAGATGATAAATCTCTAGCAACATCGCCGCCGCCACCTGAAGATTACACCATTTTGTATGTAATAAGAATTACAGACACTGTCATACAATTAGCAACTTCAGTAGTAAACGCTACAACTGGAACAGAAATTGACCTCAAAGATTTTGGTATAGATGATTCAAGTTCTCATACTTTAATCAGTACAGCCACTGTTGGTTGGAAACAAATGGGAGATCCTGAATACAGAGGATTGTATTCCAACAGTGCTAGTTCTATTTACAGTCAAGGATCCAAAGTTTGGTATGAAGGAAAAATATATCAGGCACTAGAAGACACCTACGGTGATGGAACATCGCTTGATTTATCTACCAGTAATTCTTGGCAAGTGTTAGATGAGTCTGTAACTGAAGTTTCGCTGCCATCAAACATTGCTTTGATCGACAGCGGAAATATACAGCCGATTTTTCAAGACAGTTCTACAGCTATTCTAGGATCAGTATATCCTTTAGTCACAGCCGGCAATTTTATAGTAGGCGAAATTTACACTATTGAAGATTACGGAACTACAAATTTTGAAATTATAGGTAGTAATCCTGCAGCCGGAGACGGCCTAACATTCAAAGCTACTGGAGTTGGTTCCGGTACAGGTACAGCCAGATGGATATCCTATCAGTTTGCAGAATTAATTAAAGCCGGCGATATGTTTGGTCAAAGCCAAGCCATGAGTCGAGATGGCAGTATTTTAGTAGTCGGAGCCCCTGAAAGTGACGGAATATACATTGCTAATTACAAAGGTTTGTGGACAAATTATCAAACATACTACGAAGATGATGTAGTAAAATATTTTGGAAATTATTATAGATTAGTTGATTACAATCCTATTACAGGCGGCGAAGCAGATTCGTCTGAAGATTCTACTTATATTACAACTAGCAAAAATGATATTCCTACAAGCAGCAGTCCTCAAGGCCCGTGGACTCTTGTTAGTTCTGAAATTTCTCTTCCTTCCGGAAAGATTTTTATCTACAAAAGAAATTCCAGCGACGTCTACGAACTAGCTCAAACAATTACTGCTGGTTCGCTAACTGAAATTAGTGATGTGTCGACTATTGACAATCTAAACACCGGAGACAAATTTGGAGCAGCAGTAGACATTGATTATAACGGCACCACAATTATTGCCAGCAGTCCGCAAGCAGATGTAAAATCTTCTGATCAGGGTGCAGTGTTTGTGTTCAAATCAGCACACTTGGATAATATTTCTTATAGATTAAAACAAAGATTAATCAGCCACGAAAATTATGTCAATGAATATTTCGGTTCTGCTATCAGTATAAGTCCTGCAACAGAAAAAATAGTTGTTGGTGCAACCAATGCTAGTTTTAACCTGTTTACAATATATGATCAAGGGTCTACATCTTTTGATAATACAAACACCACATTCAGTTCCGACGAAGGTAATACAGGACAGGTCTATGTATTTGAAAGAAAAGATCAAACCTATCATCTAACAGAAAAATTATATGTACCAGATCTCCAAGACTGGGAATCATTTGGTTCTAGTGTAGACTGTATTGGCTCTGTAATAGCTGTAGGATCTCCTACCTATCGTGATACTGTGTATAGGATAGGTGTTAATTTTACAACCACTATTCTATTGGGTGCTAGCGGAAACAATGCACTTACAGTAGACGTAGTAATACAAGGCGGAGTAATTGTATCTGCTGTAGCTAAGGATTCTGGAGCTGGATATACTGTCAGTGACATGGACGATGCTACTGATGCTATTGAAATCAACGGATCTGCAGACAAAGCTCGTATTAAAGTACAGACAATGTCAGGTGGTACTATAACTAGTTTGTTTGTGGTTTACGGAGGCAGTGGATACACCGGCAGTGCAGAAGTCATTGAAACTGGCCAGGTTAGATTGTTTACTAAAGACACAACTAAAAATCCGTGGAACACCATTGCCTCTAGACAAGACCTAACTGATATAGAATTGTTTAAAAACATTTCAATGTACGATAATGAAAACAATGTAAAAATTTCAGACATTGAAATAGTTGATCATTACAAATTAAAAATACTAGGCGCAGCCGAACAAGAATTAAAGTTTAAAACTCTGTATGATCCTGCCACATATACCAACGGCACTAATCAACAAGAAGTTGATGAATCTCAGGCCTGGTTTGAAAAACATGTCGGAGAACTATGGTGGGACCTAAGTACAGCCAAATGGTTGCTGTATGAACAAGGAGATATTTCTTATCGAATCGGTAATTGGAATCAACTGGCCTACGGTGCAAGCATTGATGTATATGAATGGGTAGAATCAAAATATTTGCCTAGCAGATGGACTGTGTTGGCAGATACAACCGAAGGTCTTGCACAAGGAATTTCAGGCCAGCCGTTATACCCAGATAATACAGTGTATTCTGTAAAGATTTTAACTAATCCTTCAACAGGCGAAACTACAGATACAAAATATTATTATTGGGTCAAGAATAAAAATATAGTGCCAAAAAATGTTCCAGGCAGAAGAATCACGGCTTTGGATGTAAAGAGTTATATTGAAAACCCAATAGGCACAGGACAGCCTATACTGTCTCCAATAGCCGCAGATACCCTATTGGCGTTCAATTTTGAATCTTTAATTTCTTCAAATACCGCGTTGATTAATATTCAATATAGAAAAAATCTAAAAGCCTTAAATGCTATTCACAATGAATATCAGTTGTTGACTGAAGGCGTTGCAGACAGTCTTCCAACAGAAACTCTAGAAGCCAAATGGATAGACAGTTTAGTAGGGTACGATCTTGCTGGTAACATAGTACCGGACGCTGATATACCTATTAAGCAAAGATACGGTATAAGTTTTAGACCCCGTCAGGCAATGTTCAAAGATAGATTTGCTATTTTAAAAACAGTAATTATCAATATTAACTCAGTTTTAAAAACTCGAGCGTTTTCCGATACTTTAAATTTTATCAACCTTGGATCAGTTGATCCAGAACCGGCTACTGTATTAAATCAGTACGATGTACGTGTAGACACACTAACTGATCTTGCAGAAGTGGGAACAACAAGGGTAAAAAAAGCTGTATTAAGAGCCAATATTGTTGACGGAGAAATTGATACTATTGATATTGTTGATTCGGGATTTGGCTACAGGAATGCCCCATTTGTTAACATTGAAGGAAACGGACAAGGAGCCACAGCACGAGTAACCATTGACAGTCAAGGCAGAATAAATTCTGCTACTGTGTTGTCCAAAGGTCGCCGTTATACAGCTGCCGTAGCAGAAATAAGATATTTTTCTGTTCTAGTGGCTCAAGATAGTTCAATCAACAATTACTGGAGTATCTATTCCTGGGATGATATAAGAAAAACTTTCTTCAGAGCCAAGTCTCAGGCGTTTAATACTAACAACTATTGGGAATATATTGATTGGTGGCAAGACGGATATGGAGTGACTTCGAGAATAGTTAAAGAAATTACTGACCTTTATCAAGAGCCTGCAATATCTGTTAACGTAGGTGACCTAATACGTGTTCAAGAATTTGCCAATGGAGGCTGGGCAGTTTTAGAAAAAACTGAACCTACTCAAGGTAATATTTTAGATAATTACATTCTTGTTGGCAGAAAAAATGGTACTATTAATTTAATAATTGACGATCTAGTGTCTGTACAAAATATAGGATATGACAATGCTATTTCTTTTGATGCTAACGTTTATGATATAAATCCTACACAAGAACTGCGTAACATTTTGAGAGCAGCCAAGGAAGATATTTTTATTGAAGACCTTAGAGTAGAATGGAATAAATTATTCTTTACCAGTATTCGATATGCGTTTGTAGAACAACCATACATCGATTGGGCTTTTAAGACAAGTTTCTTAAACGCTACTCATAATGTTGGAGATTTAGAGCAAAAAATAAATTACAAAAATGATAATTTAGAAAACTTTCAAGAATACATAGAAGAAATCAAACCTTATAGAACCACAATTAGAGAATATATTTCCAAATACACAGATAGAGATACTTCGTATTCGGGAACTACTGACTTTGATTTACCTCCAGTATATTCAACTCAAGATGGAAAAATATTACCAATTAGATCAAACAGCGACAGATTTAGTAGCTATCCCTGGAAGTGGTGGAATGACAATAACGGATACGTTGTTACTGAAATTTCTGTATCTAACGGAGGTGCCGATTACACAGAAGTTCCTAGTGTGATAATTGAAGGCAACGGTACCGGAGCAACAGCTCAGGCATTTGTGGCCAATGGCAGTGTTGTAGCTGTAAAGGTTCTAAACAAAGGCCAAGGTTATACACAGGCTCCTAGTATCAGACTAGTTGGTGGCAACGGAACCAGTCAAAGCATTGCCAAGGCTGTGGCCATAATTGGTGAAACTGCGGTAAGAACATTTGACCTAACTGTGAAATTTGATAGGGTTGCTAAACAAGGAATATATCAAACATTTACAAAATCTGAAATTTTTACAGCCACAGGATTTTCTGCAGTGTTTCAATTACAGTATGCACCTAACAGAGATAAGAGCAAGATTTCAATAACTAAAAATAATCAAATTGTATTGAACAGTGAATATACAATCACGTTGTATACTTCCACAACAGATACGTACAGTTTGATC